GAAGCCAAGGATATTCCAATTATACAAAGGTTTATGACAGAATTCTGGAAAGTTATAAAGGAGTTCTATCAGGTGGAACTTACGGACGACTATTCTGAGCAGGTGTGTAATCGCTTAGACGAACTTGGAGAGTTGGCGGGCATATGTCCTGATCAGAATGATAAACAGTTCATTCTGGACTGCATATTAGCTTTAAATAATGCTTTAAGTTCTAAGCAGAGAGGATTGAGTAAGAATGTACAACACAAAGAATAGATACGAGCAGGGACAGGCTCTTAGGAAAGAAATCTATATGTATATCGTCAGTTATATCAAACTGGTTGGATATGCACCGTCGATTACGGAAATTTCTGAAAGGGTGGATGCCGGGAGAGCTACGGTCTGGAAACATATTAATCAGTTGATTGATGATGACCTGCTCAAGACGAACCACCCCAGTACCGACAGGGCATATACTCCGGTTGGGTACGGAATAAGAAAGATAAGTAAGGAGATAAAATGAAACTTTATGACATTGTTACAGCAGATGGTACATTCGTCGACAGTATGAGCAGAATAGAAATTTTAGAACGGTTCGGGATTTCTAAAGGCGTCTTTCAAATATATCTGGATAATGGCGACCTGTTAGAAGGGAAATATCAGATAAATGATTATGACTGTGACATAAAAGCAAGGAAATGTAAGGACAGGGAATTATTCTTACAGTTTGACATTCTGACTCAGAAAATAAGGAGGGCTGTTGGATGGCAAAACTAAAAAAGCGTGGAGGTTTAACACAATGAATAAAATGCGTGAATATGAACGGGGCAGGGAGGACGGGCTTGACCTTGCCAGACGAATTGTTCGGCAGGGCGGGATTGAAGCTCTTGAACAGGAATGCAAGTTCCGGGGTGTGACCGGGATACATACTTCTCTGACAGTAAAAGACCTTGATAAAGCTTCAGAGAAAATAAAAGAGGTTATAGCGGATTCATTTGTAATATTGTCAATCGCTGTTCTGCATGATGATTTTGGTTTTGGCGAGAAACGCTGTCAGAGATTCAGAAATGGACTTGACCGGGCTGCCGATTATATCAATGACGGTCTGGCAGAATGGATTGATTATGTAGACGCTATTAAAGAAGAGTTAGGGATTGTATTAAAGAATCCCGGAGAGTAGAAAATGAAAGATTTAATCATAGATTGTTTTGCCGGTGGCGGTGGAGCATCCGTAGGAATTGAGATGGCGCTCGGAAGACCAGTAGACATAGCAATCAACCACGACCCCGACGCTATCCTGATGCACAAGACGAATCATCCTGGAACACTGCATCTGACAGAGGATATTTTCAAAGTAGATTTGCAGAAATACGTCGGAAATCAGCACGTAGCGTTGATGTGGGCTTCACCGGACTGCACAAGTCATTCAAAAGCGAAAGGTGGTCAGCCGAGGAAACAAGGGCTTCGCATTCTTCCATGGGCTGTATATAAACACGCAAAAGCAATTCTCCCAGATGTAATCATTATGGAGAACGTGGAAGAAATACAACAATGGGGACCACTCGATGAGAAAGGACATCCAATCAAGGAAAGAGCCGGTGAAGATTATCGAAAATTCATTTCAGCAATGGAAAATATCGGTTATGAATTTGACAGCCGGGAACTGGTAGCTGCGGATTATGGAGCACCTACTACAAGGAAACGTTGGTATGCGGTGTTCCGCAGGGACGGGAAGCAGATAGTATGGCCAAATCCTACACATAATCGTTTGGGAACAGACGGTCTGAAACGATACGAACAGTGTGGAGACTACATTGATTGGTCAGACTTAGGCAAAAGCATCTTTGACCGTCCAAAACCTCTGGCAGAAGCAACACAGAAACGCATTGCAAATGGAATCAAAAAATATATCGTTGATAATCCAGATCCTTACATTGTGAAAAATAAAGATGCATTAGTATTTATCATTCAGTACCACGGAGAAACCAGACAAGGCGATTCCAGAGGACAATTGCTGACTGAGCCAATTAAGACTATTGATACATCAAACAGATATGGTCTCGTGACAGCCTTTATCACGAAGTATTACAAGACTGGAATCGGTCAAGGATGTGATGAACCATTGCATACAATAACCACATCACCCGGTCACTTCGGGGTAATATCTGCATTTCTGGTTAAGTATTACGGAACTGGATGCGGACAGGTGCTCAATGAACCACTTGGAACTATTACCACAAAAGACAGGTTCGGGCTTGTGAATGTTCTGATTGATATTCATGGAGAGAAGTATATTATTTCAGATATTTTCCTCAGAATGTTAAAACCGGAAGAATTAAAGGTGATGCAAGGTTTTCCCAAAGATTACATCATTGATCGTGATTACAAGTGGAGAAAATACCCGATTGCAAAACAAGTAGCAAGAATTGGAAACAGTGTTGTGCCAGTTATGGCAGAAGCACTTGTGAAAGCAAATTGTCCGTATCTGAAAGTTGGAGAGCGCAAAGCTGCACCGATGATTTATATGCAAAATAACGGACAGGTAGCGTTTGGATAGGAGAGAAATGAAGTTTAAATATAGAAAGGAATAACACTTATCCTCGTGAAACGAGGTTCCACCTAATCAGAATAGGTTGGGTAAAATTTGATAAATGCTAGACTGGAATGCCTTGGTTCTCCTGCATAGCGCAGAACAGACTAACGGTCAGAGGTAATAACTCCCAAGGCTATAAAGTAGATTGTAAAATTGCCATACGGATATTTGTAGTATGGCGTGTGAAAGAATTAATTGAAAAATCAATAGATAGATTGAAGCTAGCAAGCGATATTTCATTGAAACATTATAAAAAACCGCTTGTATGTGAGTATTCCGGTGGAAAGGATTCGGATGTACTTCTGGAACTATTCAGAATATCTAAAATCCCGTTCGAGGTACACAACTCTCATACCACTGTTGATGCACCGCAGGCAGTAAGACATATCAAGAATACGTTTTCTGAATTGACGGACAAAGGCATCAAATGTGAGATTGACTATCATGTGCAGGAAAAAGGCAATCGTCTTACAATGTGGAATCTCATTCCTAGAAAGCTAATGCCACCTACCAGAATTGTTCGGTATTGTTGTTCAGAACTGAAAGAGGGCGGGAATCCCAACAGAATGATCGCAACAGGCGTTAGATGGTCTGAAAGCAGTAAGAGAAGCAACAGAAGCCCATTTGAAGTACTAGGACAGACAGCAAACAAAAGCATCGGTGTTTCTGATGAGAAAATGCTTATCACCGACAATGATAATACTAGAAGATTATTTGAAAATTGCCAGATGAAAGCAAAAACAGTAGTCAATCCAATTATTGACTGGACAGATCAAGATATCTGGCAGTTCATTGGTGAGAAAGACGTTCAGGTATGTGAACTGTATCAATGCGGATATAATCGGTTAGGCTGTTTGGGCTGTCCACTTACATCAAAGAAGCAGAGGGAAAAGGAAATGTATGATTTTCCAAAGTACAAGCAAGCCTACATACATTCTTTTGACAGAATGATTGAGGAACGCAAGCTGCGCGGAAAAGATACCAAGTGGAGTTGTGGCGAAGAAGTCTATCTATGGTGGATGCAAGACAACAATGTAGTTGGCCAGATGGAATTATCTGATTTTATTGAGTATTGAAATCATGGAGGGCTGCACGATAGCGTGTCAGTTACTTACATATGGAAAGTGAGGATAGAAATGAGTGACGTAATGGAACTTATTCAGAATGAAGACGGCACATTTAGCGCATATGATGATACCTATGACGTTGTAATACACTGTAAATCGGAAGATGAACAGAAGAAAGTTATTGAGCATTTAAAATCTATCAGCTGGATTCCGGTCAGTGAGAGATTGCCGGAGAAACATAAAGATGTAATTGCAACTGTTAAATATAGTGGTTTTTGTGGAATGTACGGAAAGTGGTTAAAGACAGCGTCCATTAATGACTATGGTGAATGGAACGGAGAATGTATAGGCGGTGAAGTTATTGCATGGATGTACTTGCCAAAACCATATAAGGAGGACTGAATAAATGTTAAAAATAATACGATGCGAAGGAGATGGGCAAGGCTACATCTGCTGTACGAAACAGGGTTCCTGCCAGTGCAGATGTGATGACACGGACAGTTATGAATACGCAGAGGAGTGTGAAAATTATATTAAGGAGGATGAGCCATGATTACATTCTTATTAGGATTCACCCTTGGAATCATAATTGGCGTGACCGGTCTTGTATGTATAGCGATCATGTACGACAAGCACCATCCAGACGAATAGAAAGGAGAACGGTATGCTGACAAGGAATAAAAAGCTGAAAGACTACGGTATTCCGGCAGAAGACATTGAAAAACTGAATACGATGCTGAAAGACTTCCCGGCAGAGTACGAATACCTGCTTACCAGTGCCGCCTTGTCAGCTTGCCCGAAAAACACGGTGATAGCGGATATGGTTATCGAGAATATCCTACACCGGAAAAGTTACAGAAAAATCAGCATAGAAAGATATATCCCGATGAACTCGAAAGACTTTTACGGCTACAGGCGCAAGACCGTCGCTGTATGAGAGAATGAGGCTGTTGGGAGTGTGGGAGGATGAGAGATGAGCAGACTGATTGATGCAGACGATTTAATTGAATATATTAAAATCTGGGAAATTGGAAATAGTATTAGTTCCGACCAAAAAGAGTTTATTGACTGTATTAATAGACAACCAACAGTTTTTGATGTAGATGAAGTTGTAAGACAAATCAAAGATATAAAAGATAAGGAATACACAGCTTGTTTAGGGCCAGAATGCGGATATTGCAGATATCTTAGTACTTGTTCATATGGAGGCAAAGTAGATAAACTTGCTTTAGAAAGGGCAATCGAAATCGTGAAAGGTGGTGGTGTTGAATGAATAAAGTATCAGGTGAAATTTTAGAAGAATTAAGAGATAGCATGGTAGGAAGAAGATATAGACATTTCAAAGGAAGAATCTATATCGTTACTGATCTTGCAGTGAATACAGAATCAGATGAAATCATGGTGATTTACAAGTGCTTTGCAGACCCACTTGTAACATGGTGCAGACCGTTAAGCATGTTTACGAGTGATGTGGATAGAATCAAATATCCAAATGTAAAGCAGAAGAAAAGATTCGAACCACTTTCTGAACAGAAGGTGTAGAACGTATGAGAGAAATTCTTTTCAAGGCAAAGCGGATTGATAACGGTGAATGGGTTGAGGGGTGTTTAGTAATAGATCATTCACGGTTAAACTTATTTGAATATCGAATGCAACCAGTTGAATCAGGTGTTTTATACGCACCACCTATTAATCCTGAAACCCTCTGCCAGTTCACAGGACTTTGTGACAAGAACGGGAAGAAAATTTGGGAAAATGATATTCTGATGGCACACTTGGACGAATCCTACCCAGAGGATGCGACATATGAAACTGTTGAATGGAACATTAATGGGTGGGGAACGCGTGAAAATGGTAGCATGGATAGAGAATATCTTGGTGAGTTTGATCTTGAACATTATGAAGTAGTTGGCAACATTTTTGACAATAAAGAATTATTACAGGATGAACATAAATGAGCAGCGCAAGTACAATATTCGGAACAAAAGCGTATGTATGTGCAAGATATTTTCTTAGACCCGGAAAGTGCTTCAAATACATCGACCAGCACGGCGAGGACACCACAGAACACGTCTATGAGGTCATGGCATTATATCCGTACTGTGTCCTGCTAAGAGATACCAGAAACGGGGTCAGGACTTGCCCGGGATACAACACGTTGAGTCTAATGCTGAGAGGAGGTGAAGTGAATGAGTAAATCAGTATTAGTAATAGATACACCAGAGAATTGCTATGATTGCCCGTTCGGAATTTCATACTGCGGTGAACTTGAATATGAGGGTTTGTGTGAATTAGCTGAATGCTTAGGCTGTAATGAAATTCTGATGACAGAAGAACATTATGATTGTGAAAGCAAATCAAGGCCTGAATGGTGTCCATTGAAGCCATTGCCAAAGAAATTCGATAACGAGAAAGACCGGAAACTTGGAGATTTCGAGCCACTTTTCAAGATTGGTTGGAATGCCTGTTTGAGAGAGATTGCAGAAACAAGCGATGAAAACGAGCGATAAAAGCAAGCGATAAGAGGTGGAAGAGATGGAGAGATTAACAAAACGGGAAGATGATAGTATCACATATAACGAAAAACGAGAGTTTGAGTGTGGTGAATATTGCGATAGCTGCTCACAGGGCGCAGGAAATTGCGAAACAATAAAGAATATGATTAAAAAACTTGCTGACTACGAGGATTTAGAAGAACAGGGCTTGCTTGTGAAATTGCCGTGTAAGGTTGGAGACACGGTTTATAGAGTGAATGCCGGAGCCAAGCAACCGATTATTCCGATGACTGTTTCAGAAATTCATTTTCTCTGTTACAAAAATGAACGTGCTGTAAGGTTTGACGCAATAGGCAAAGAAGATATGGGAGAAAGTTGCTACCGTTTAGAAGATATTGGAAGAATAGTATTTCTCACACGTGAGGAAGCTGAGAAGAAGTTGGAGGAGATGAAGAAATGAATAGCAAACCTACACCAGACATAACGCCAAACCTTGCTATATCAGCATACCACGCACTACAGCAATATTGTACTGGACAGCCAGCGGATTGCAAAGGCTGCGGATTCTACGAACACTGTCCAGAATGTTTTCGAGGCATGCCATGCGACTGGAGTTTGAATGAAGAAGGTGAAATAAATGAATCTTAGAAAAGCTACACTAACTGATTATGGAGTGCCGCCGGATGATATACCGGCACTTCAAAGTCATTTCAGACATCTTGATGAGAATGACAAGTACAATCTTCTGCAAGTGTCAATCAAATATGCACCAGGCATAGAAACACAAATCTATGACAGCATAGTGAACCGCATAGGATACCGAACAATGGAACGATTTCGGGATATGCCGGTATCCGAAAATGATTTCTACGGATACAAGCGCAGGACTATGGCAGAATATTATCATCTGGCAAAATTGACCGGAAGATTATAAAATTTATAAAAACTAAAAGTGGTGTAGAGGTACATAACCCCTAGTGTGGTATTATGGTGTATATAACTATAACTATGCTAGGGCGTTTTTATGTCTGGAGGTGAGAATGTGGGAATACCAATGGGAAAACCGCCCATGTATAAAACGGTGGATGAAATTGAAAAAAAAATTGAAAAATATTTTAAGGATTGTAAAGGATATCCTTTAACTGATAGCAAAGGCAAACAAATGTTTAATAAATTTGGGTCTCCCGTTTTTGCAGACGTTCATCCTCCGACCGTTACAGGACTTGCTCTGGCCCTTGGATTTACAAGCAGACAGGCTCTTTTAAACTATCAAGCAAAACCAGAGTTTGTTGACACGATTACGCGCGCGAAAGCCAGAGTGGAACAGTACGCAGAGGAAAGGCTATTTGATCGTGATGGTTCAAATGGTGCTCAGTTCAGCTTGAGAAATAATTTTAAGGGATGGGATGCTGACAAGAAAAATGATGATTCTGGAGATGGAAAGATTACGATTGTAAATAATATTCCAAGGCCGGAGAAACAGAATGGATGAGAACCCGATTAATCTGAATGAAATTATAGCTCCTGCCTTTTACAATGTGTTCTGGGACATTTTGGACGGAAAACACACCTATTATGATTTGTATGGTGGGCGAGGTTCAACGAAATCCTCATTTGTTGGAGTGATGATTCCTTTACAGATGATGCAAGATGCTATTAACGGATCAATAACTAATGCAGTCATATTCCGGAAAGTTGGAAACACGCTTCGAGAATCCGTTTATGAACAGATAGCATGGGGAATTGACGCGCTCGGAGCCAATGAACTATGGGACACCAGTGTAAGCCCTATGCAGTACACTTATAAACCTACTGGACAGAAAATCATATTCAGAGGACTGGACAAGGCAAAAAAGACTAAATCTATTAAAGCGAGCAAGGGATATTTCAAGTATCTCTGGTTCGAGGAACTTGACGAATTTTCGGGCATTGAAGAAATTCGTACAGTGCAACAGTCAGTCCTTCGAGGTGGCAGTAAGTTTGTTGTATTTAAGACATTCAATCCGCCAATTAGCCGGAGCAACTGGGCGAATGTGTATGTAGAAGAGCCACGAGACGACAGCTACAGGCATAAGAGTGATTACAGATCAGTTCCTGTTGAATGGCTTGGTCAACAATTCCTTGATGATGCGGAGCATTTGAGAAAGACAAATCAGAGAGCTTACGACCATGAATATCTTGGCCTTCCTGTTGGACTTGGCACAAATATTTTCGAACTGTTAGAAATTCGAGAAATTACAGATGAAGAGATTCAGAGCTTTCAAAGTATCTACCAGGGACAGGACTGGGGGTGGTATCCAGATCCGAAAGCATTTATTCGTGTGGCTTATGTGCCTAATCAGGACAAAGTTATCCTACTAGATGAGCTTGGCGGTTGCAAAATCCGAAATACAGTAATGGCTGGCCAGATAAAACAAAAGGGATATGATGATTATTCAATATCTTGCGGAGTTGATGAAGAAGAAAGCATTATTGACTTCCGAGATGCAGGGCTTCCGGCACGTAGGGCCATTGTTACACCGGGAAGCCGCAAATATACTTTTGAGTGGTTACAGTGCCGAACATTAGTTATTGATCCGACACGAACACCTAGAGCATACAAGGAAATTATCAATTATGAGCATGAAGTAGATAGCAATGGAGAAGTGATTGCAGATTATCCAGATGGCAACGATCACTGGATAGATTCTCTCAGATACGCAACCAGTCCATTGTCCATGAGAAGGGGGCACAGTGCATAAAATGTTAGATAGGTACTTTTCAGATAAAATAAATAAATTCTTGAGCATCGGTTTAAAAATATATGGATCATCTGACATTAACGAAATCTTAAAAGTTGTAGAATATGAAGACATTATTGTGCGAGATACTTCTGTAAGATGGATGGATTTTAAAAGGTAGATTAAATGGGACTTATAACAACACTAAAAAGGTGGTTTAACATGATTTTCAAAAAACAAGCCGAAGAGGACTTTAATATCCAGGCAGCAGAGTTTCCAGAGATGGAATCACTGATTAACCGGTGTGCGAACATTTACAGGGGAATTCCGGAATGGTTAGATGATAAGAATAATATCAAGACTATTAATTTTGCAAAATCTGTGTGTTCTGAGACTGCCCGGCTCGTAACATTGGCGATCGGCATTCAGATAGATGGTTCCGCAAGGGCGGCATGGCTACAGGAGCAGATCGATAAAGTATATTTTCAGATCCGGCACTGGGTAGAATACGGCTGTGCTTACGGAACGGTTTTTATCAAGCCGAACGGTGAGAGCCTTGACGTATTTACTCCGGCAGATGTGATGATTGTAGATTACGATAATCAGGAAATCAAAGGGATTATATTTAAGGATTCTTATACTGTTGGACGGAAATACTATACAAGGCTCGAATATCACAGGTTTGTTGAGACAACAGTGGACGGAGTGACAACCTATCCGTATTATGTTTCTAACAGAGCCTATGTATCAAAATCTCCTCAGTCAATCGGTGATAAGATCGACCTCAAGCAAACCAAGTGGGCTGACCTAATGGCAGACACTCCGCCGATTCTTAAGGCGAACGGCGAGAAGCTGGACGGACCTTTGTACGGAGTACTGCGGACACCACAGGCAAACAATGTAGATATTAGTACGCCACTTGGCTTGCCGATATTTGTAGAAGCCATTGAGGAGTTAAAAGACCTTGATATTGCATACAGCCGTAATGCCGGAGAGATTTTTGATTCGCAGAAGATTGTTCTGGCAGATGATAGACTGCTGATGCCGAGCGGTACACCTGTAGCAGCCATGTCGCCACAGGGCATGGAGAACAGACGTAATGAGATGAACTTACCGCGCTTTGTCAAGAATGTATTCGGACAGGATGAGAAAGAGTTCTATCAGGAAATCAATCCGATTCTCAACACAGATACTCGTATAAGCGGCATAAATGCCCTTTTAAGCCAGTTGGGACATAAGATTGGATTCTCCAACGGATATTTTGTTTTCAACGAATCTAGCGGCATTCAGACAGCTACAGGAGTAGAAGCGGAACAGCAGAGGACAGTCCAATTCATCAAAGACGTGAGGGATAAGTTAGAGTCTTGCCTAGATGAAGTTATTTACGCATTGAACGTCTACGCTGACCTGTACGGGCTTGCACCGGTTGGGGCTTATGAAGTCAATTACGACTTTGGCGATATTCTGTATGTGCGTGAAAACGACCGTGCTAGATGGTGGCAGTATGTGACAACTGGAAAAGTACCGGCTTGGATGTACTTCGTGAAATTCGAAGGAATGACAGAGGATGAAGCGAAAGCAATGGTCAAAGAAGCCCAGCCAGACGAACCGAAACTGTTTGGAGATGAGTAATTATGTTAAGCCCAGAATATTTACGCCGGATAACAGAGGGCAGTGAACAGATAGCAGAGGAACTGCATCAGTATATCATCTCTGAAATCGTGTCGCGGATGATGGCAAGAATCGGCAGAGGTGAGGATTATATTCTGACCAATGCTGATGCGTGGAGAATCAGAACGCTACAGGAATCCGGTGTACTGCTAGAGGACATTCTGGCAGAATTATCCAGATATACCAAACGTGAACAGCAGGAACTTCTTGAAGCGTTTGAAGATGCCGGAATCACCGCAATGAACTATGATGACAAGGTATACAAGGCGGCAGGATTAAGCCCTGTACCGCTCGAACAGTCTCCAGCTATGATAAGACTCATGGAGCGGAATATGCTTGCGACCATGGGAGAGTGGAAGAACTTTACAAGAACAACCGCAAGTGCCGCTCAGAGACTCTACATTGAGCAATGCGACCTTGCATATAACCATGTGATGACTGGGGCGGTTGGGTATACGCAAGCCATCAAAGAGGCGGTTAACAACGTTGTGAGTGATGGCGTATATGTTGAGTACATAAACAAAGAGACAGGAAAGAAAAGACGTGATACAATCGAAACAGCAGTAGCACGTTCTGTCAGAACTGGTGTGGCTCAGGCTACGGGGGATATATCCCTAAAACGCATGGAAGAAATGGACTGGGATTTAGTTCTGGTCAGTGCCCACATGGGAGCCAGAACGGGTGATGGCGGCGAGAATCCGGGAAATCACTCATGGTGGCAAGGCAAGATATACTCTCGTTCTGGCAAGAGTAAGAAATTTCCACCATTCTCATTGACCGGATATGGAACGGCAAGCGGACTGTCAGGGGTCAACTGCCGGCATAGTTTTGGGGCGAGTGACGGGGAATTCAATCCCTATGCAGAACTATCAGCACAGGATAAAGCCGACAAAGGAAAGCAGTATGAAAAAGAACAACGACAACGCACTTATGAGCGAAGAATCCGCAAAACGAAGAGAGAGGTTCTTGGACTGCAATCGGCGGTTGATAACTGCAAGGACGAACAGACAAGATTTGCCCTCCAACAAGACCTTGACCGGAAGTCTTATCTTTTACAGAAACAAAATGCTGCATATAAAGATTACTGTAAGCAGAACGACCTGAGAGAACTGCAAGACCGGCTTATGATTGCGAAGTGGAACCGTCAGAACGCTGCAAAAGCCAGAGGAGCAGCAAAGAGATATAAAACAGCAAAGGGGATTGACTGATGGATAGATGGGAATATTTCAATCCGAATCCTGTTAAGGATAAGAGAACAGGAGATTGCGTTGTCCGGGCAATATGTAAAGCAACCGGGTTCGACTGGGAAACGGTATTTGCCGGATTAATGATACAGGCATGTGCTCTGTCAGATATGCCATCGGCTAATTACGTTTGGGGAGCATATCTCTATAAGCATGGGTACAGGCGCAAGCTGATAGAACAGTCAGAAAGATATATCTATACAGTCAATGACTTTTGCGCAGATCATCCGACAGGTACGTATATCCTCTGCATAGATGGTCATGTGGTAACAGTACAAGAGGGTAAATATTTCGATACGTGGGATAGTGGTAATGAGATCCCGGTATATTACTGGGAAAAGGAGTAGCTAAATGAGCATACAGGAATTTATTCAATTGTTTCTTTCAGTCTGCGGAGGAGTATCAATTATTGGAGGGGCAGCAGCCGTAATCTTTAAGTGGATTACTCCGGCATTCCGGCTTAATAAGCGAGTAGAGATACTAGAAGAACATGACAAGCGAGATTATGAAAGTCTTCAGAGAATTGCAGAACGTGACTCATTAATTCTGGAAGTGTTATCGACTATGCTGGATAGCCAAATCAGTGGGAACAATGTCGAGGAGTTAAAAAAAACAAAACAGAAGCTCACGGAGTATCTTGCACAGAATCAACGTTAATTGCATTAATAAGGGGTATGCTCATGAAGTTATATGTATTCACTAAGAAAGATATAGACAGGTTCTTGTTAGAGTGTAATTTCACACCGGACGAGGAAAGGCTGTTCCGGCTGAGATGCCAGGAACGCACTCTTGAATACTGCGCTGAACAGATGAACGTGAGTATATCCACGGTGAAACGATTAAGCCGGAGGGTAAACAATAAAATAATTAAAGTGTGTTAAGACGACAATAAAAGTCCCCGGGATTATCTCTCAGGGGCTTATTTTGTGTCTTTCCAAAATGGAAATATTAAAATTTGCACTTATTCAGTACTATTTCAAATTTACATTCAATTACCTCAGTAATTGTTGTCTAAATAATACTATAAATCAGATGAAAAAACAAGGATTGTTTAAATTATCACAATCTGTAATTACTTTTATTCCTCGATCTAAATATTTTACTCGAACATCATTAAATCTTCGCTTTCTCTTGCTGATCGTATAATCTTTATGAACTGTGTAAACAGTTCCGGGTGTTTCTGCCGTAGCCGGTGCATAAGCGCACATATCGAGCGTCGTTTCCTGCGCTGGCAAAATATCAACAATCCGCACATCGTCAATTCTTATCAAGTCCCCATGTCGTCCCAGACTTGGAAATGTCCGCGGGTTCAGAATCTTTCTGTAGATCACTTCGACTTCTTTCTGACTTTCCGGCATAACATGCAATCTCAGGTCCAGATCAGACACCATGTTTTCATAAATTGGCGTATTGACCCAGCCTACAAACGAATCCCCAGATTTTACCCTGACCGGAAAACGCTGCTTAAACTCCTCTGTCTCTGATCCTGCGACAGCTCCGCCACGCCACCTCATGCAAATTTCCGGCTTGTTCATGACTCCATTGCCGGATACAGATATCTTCATATCATGCCAGCTATCCCACTGACAAAGAAAATGGACCATACCGGCAATTGTAGAAA